TTGATGAACTTAAAATTCGTTTTAGTATAGATGAATTCGATTATTGTTTGATGGATTATTAAAAATAGTATAAATAATTATGAAAACAAAGTATAAATTATTAGTGGAAGATGCAGGAAGTTATGCAGAAGATTCACTAATAAAATTGATTTGGACAGTTTTAAGACATCGCTTCCATCACCTATGTAATGGTGAAGGATGGCGTGATTGAGGTGCATCATAGTGATGGCCTCGTATAACTACCCCTAGTCTAGTGCTATAGATAGGGGGATTTTTCGATAACCTCGCTTTTATAAGGAGGCAATATGGTTACATTAGCACATCACACTAATTTCACAGCAGGCGATTTAGAACGTTTTATGGGTCTTTCCATAGGATTTGACTCTATGTTCAATCGCATGATGAACTTCCCCACAACTCAACAAGATAGTGGATATCCACCTTACAATATTCGTAAGGTAGATGACTACAATTACGTTATTGAGATTGCTCTTGCAGGATTCTCTGAACGTGACATCGAAGTTGAAGTAGCGGATGGAGTCATTTCTGTTCGTTCAAAAGAAGACAAGGACACGGCCGAAGCCGAATATGTTCATCGGGGAATTGCCAGAAGGTCATTCTCTAAAACTTGGACTCTTTCTGATGACATGATTGTCAACGGAGCTATATTCCAAAATGGTCTTCTGAACATCAATCTGGAGAAAGTGGTTCCAGATGAAAAGAAACCACGTATCGTTCCAATCACAGTACCAAATGTGATTGAACACAAAAAGAAGTAACACACCTCTTCCCCCCACTAATATATACTTTAGTGGGGGGTTTTTATTTTTAATTATTCGTAGGAGAAAAATTATGTTACCATTATTATTATTCAATGTTATTTCTAGTCTTGTCGTAGACAAAGCAACAGATTTAGCAACTGAGCACGTGGAAAGTATGATAGATGATCTACTTCCAAAAGAAGCAAAAAAAGAATTAGATAAAGCCATAAAAGATGACCCAGCACATACTTTCACAAATGCTAAAGATGCATTGATGGGGGCGGTTGAGGGCAAACTTCCTATAGTTAAGGCAGATTGGACACTCAAACCAATAGAAATAACATTCACAGTTAAATATGATCCTACTACTGGTTCAGTTGATATAGATAAATCTTAGGAAGGAATATTATGGCAGTCAAGATACCAACTTATAACGGACACCTGACAAAAAACTTTGGGTATCAAGAAATGATAAAAAGTTCTACAGCCGACCGTTTAGGTATATCAAATGATGCATCAAGAGAACACGTTATTAATTTAACCAATCTCTGTAATTTTATTTTACAACCAGTAAGAGAACAATTTGGAGTTATTCGTATCAATAGCGGATATCGTTCTCCAGCATTGAACAAGGCAGTAGGCGGATCAAAGACAAGTCAACATTGTAATGGACAAGCAGCAGATTTTGAATCTACAAAAATTTCAAATCCAGACCTTGCAAAATGGATTTCTGAGAATTTAATATTTGACCAACTCATCTTAGAATTTTATGATGGAGTTGACCCAAATAGCGGATGGGTACATTGTTCTTATGTTCTTGATGGGAGCAACCGCAGTAAAACAATGACGGCTCTAAGAGTCAATGGGAAGACCCAATATAAGACAGGCCTTCTCTCATAGGAAAAGATGTGAAAAAAGTAAGAAATTTCCTAATAGGAAACATCCTCAAAATATATCTCCAAGTATTATTTTTATTTGGTGCATATTTTAGACGAATTCAATGGATTGACAAACAGATCAAATGGTGTTATAATACATTTGACAACTTAGAAATCCCTTATCAAAAATATTATTAATGTTTTATACTAATGTACAATGTCTTGGTGATTATATCCTTGAAAGAGGAATAGATGATCAAGGCAACCCCTTCTCTCACAGAGAAGACTATAAACCCACGCTTTTTATTCCTACCCAAAAATCTTCCAAGTGGAACACACTTGAGGGCACTCCAGTAGATTCTATTCAATGGGGCTCCATCAAAGAAACAAAGAACTCCATTCAAAAATATAGAGATGTTGAAGGATTTGATATCTATGGCATGACTATGTTTCAGTATGCTTATATTTGTGACAAATATCCAGAAGAGATGATCAGTTATGATTATTCCAAGATCAGAATTGCAATTATTGATATTGAAGTTGCTTCTGAAAATGGATTTCCAGAACCAGGATCTGCTGTAGAAGAAGTTACTGCTATATCAATTAAAATGGGAAATCGGTTTTTGGTTTATGGTTGTGGTGATTTTATTAACAAAGAAGAAAAAGTAGAATACATTAAATGTTCAGATGAGAAAGCATTACTAGAAAGGTTTCTTTCTGATTGGAGCAAAAATTATCCAGATATTATTACTGGTTGGAATACTCGATTCTTTGATATTCCATATTTGGTTAATAGAATTAATCGCCTATTTGGTGAAAAACAAATGAAGAAATTATCTCCTTGGGGATATATCAAAGAAAATAAAATATTTGGTGTAGGTGGAAAAGAAACACAGGCATATGAATTATCTGGATTGTCTATTGTAGATTACATGGACATTTATAAGAAATTCATATATGTTAATCAAGAGTCTTATGCTCTAGGACATATTGCTTATGTAGAACTTGGTGAAGCTAAACTTGATTATTCAGAATATGATACTTTACATGAATTGTATAAATTAGATTTTCAAAAGTTCATTGAGTATAATATCAAAGATGTGGAGTTGGTTGAAAGACTTGAAGCAAAGATGAAACTCATGGAAATGGTTATTTCTTTGGCATATCTTTCTCATTGTAATTATAATGATATATTTGCTCAAACTCGAATGTGGGATGCGATTATTTATAGCCATTTAAAAAGATTGAACATCGTAATTCCACAAAAGAAAAAGACTAGAGGTCAAGGATATGAGGGAGCTTATGTAAAAGATCCTATTATTGGTCGACATGATTGGGTAGTTTCATTTGATTTAAATAGTTTGTATCCGCATTTGATTATGCAGTATAATATCTCACCAGAAACTCTTCGAGGTATGCATAAGACTCCAGGCGTTGATGCTATGTTAAATGAAGAGTTTGATACATCTTTTTTGAAAGAAAAAAATCAAACCATGACTCCGAATGGATCTCTTTATTCAAGAGACAAGCAAGGATTTCTTCCCGCCCTCATGGAGAAAATGTATAATGACCGTGTAAGATATAAGAAACTGCTGTTTGAAGAGCAGAAGAAGGGAAGAAATGCTGATTCTAATAAACTATCTCAATATTTTAATATGCAGATGAATCTCAAGATTGCTCTTAATTCTGCTTATGGCGCTCTTGGAAATGAATGGTTTCGATTTTATGATGTAAGAAATGCTGAAGCAGTTTCTGTTGCTGGTCAATTATCTATTCGTTGGGCTGAAAATGAAGTAAATAAATATTTAAATAAAGTGTTAGAAACTGAAGATAAAGATTATGTTTTAGCTTCTGATACTGATTCTTTATATGTAACTCTTGATGATCTTGTTAAAAAAGTAGGACTAACAGATAAAGAGAAAATAATTAATTTTTTGAATACAGTATGTGAGAACAAATTAGAAAAAATTATTGAAAAGTGTTATGATAATCTTGCTGTTTATACCAATGCTTTTCAGCAGAAGATGATCATGAAGCGGGAGGTTATTGCTGATACTGGAATTTGGACTTCTAAAAAAAGATATATTTTGAATGTTCATGATTCAGAAGGTATTCGCTATGAAGAACCTAAACTTAAAATTATGGGAATTGAAGCAATTAGAAGTTCTACTCCTGAACCCTGCCGAAAATCTCTAAAGAAATCATTTGATATAATCGTGAATGGCACTCAAGATGATGTTATTGAATATATTGAAAAGTTTAAGAATGAATTTAATATTCTTCCCGCTGAAAATGTTGCATTTCCTCGCTCAGTTAGAGGATTAGAAAAATATGCAGATTCATCAACAATTTATCGAAAATCAACTCCAATTCATGTAAAAGGATCTTTGATTTATAATAAGATGTTGAAGACTAAAAAATTATCCAAAAAATATCCGATAATTAAAGAAGGAGAAAAGATTAAATTTGTGTATTTGATAGATCCAAACCCAACGGGTGATAAGGTTATTGCTATGTTAAACACTCTCCCGAAAGAATTTGAATTAGAAAAATATATAGATTATAAGTTACAATTTGAAAAATCATTTCTTGAACCTTTGGAGGGAATTTTACATGCTATTGGATGGGAATCTGAAAAGAAATCTACACTTGACAATTTCTTTGTTTAATGATATAATTACTATAAAGCAAATATGATAGATTACGGTTCATGGCTTATAGAAGATCTGAGAGATCATGTAAAAGAACTTTTAGTAATGAGAAGTCGTGTAGAATTATATTCTGAACGTGCAGAATATAATATTCAAATCTTGGAAATTAAAACAGAAATAATGAAAAGAGAAAAAAATGAATGTTAGAGATAATTGGCACGTAGATGCTCCTTGGGCTCAGTTAGTATGTAGTACAGAAATGCCAGATGATGTTACTGAAAAAATACTAGAATTAAGTGATAACATCTTAAAAGAAAATCAACAAGACCCAAAGGATGAAGATATTGTAAAGGCCGGTGGATATAGAGGAGATCCCACAAAAGAAACAGCATCATATAATTGGTTAAAGGTTCCATTTTGGAAAATTACACAAGAACAACTTCAAGGGTGTGACGTTCTTCCTTATTTAATGCAACAAATGAATCATTATATGGAAACCATTTTAGCTAATGGAAATGTTAAAAATCATTTAGATATCACTGTTCCAGGTGGTCCCCATACAGATTGGATGAGTCAAATTACTGAGGCATGGGTTG